CGTGGTCCTGATACGCAAACGCCTTGACGGGCTTGCCAGCCAGCACGTTCTGGTTCTCCTGCACCGGATCAACCGGCTTCAGGTCTTTCTCAGTCGGCACGAGCTTGTCGATGTTCTTTATTCCCAGCACGTTCAGCATCTGCCGGTGTAGCTCGGGCATGTCGTAAATCTGCGGAGTCGTCTGCGCCAGCTGCAGCACAGCTTGGTACTGCACCACCCGCTGGCTCATGGTCGCCGCGTTCGGATCGGACACCGGCACGATCTCCACATGGCGGTAGTCCTCGTACTTGGCTTTGCGACCGTTGGGCGCATCCACGTCGTACGGATACTCTTGGTTGGCCGGGGAGTCCTCGCGCACCAGCTCGGCAATGAGCTTTAGCTCTTGCTTGAACGCAAAGTGCACCCGCGCCTGCACAGCACTCATGACCTTGAGCGTGCGCTCCAGAATTGCCAGCGTGGAGCCAACAGGAGCTTGGTTGGACATGTCGCTGATCTTCATGTCCGCCGTGGCGGCAAACCGACGGCCCTCGTCCACAATCTTGTCCAGCAACCCGGCCAGTACTTGGCTTGGCTCCTTATAGGGCAGCGGCAGAATGTTGTCGCGCAGCGATCCGGAGCCAATATCTACGTCGCGGAACTCTCCGGGAGAGATGGGAGTGTCGTCGCCCTTGATCCGCAGACCACGGGTTTTCAGGCCACCGGGCAGGTTAGATAGTGTGCCCGCATCGACCAGCTGGCGAATTATGCTGGTGGCGCTCTTGGCGAAGCCCCCGATCAGGTGGAACAGACCCAGACCGTACGCCCCGAAGCCGGGGATGTATTGATAGTGTATGTAGTGCAGCCGCTTTTGCTTGGTCTTGTCGTCTTCTTTCCAGTTACGGCGAACTGACAGCACTGCATTGATCTGGTCCACGTAGGTGACGATGTACGGCAGCGCGATGCCCGTTGGCTTGCCATCTTTGTCCTTGTCTTCAAACCCCGGCAGGTCAAGATCAACGCACACTTCATAAATTACATAGCGCCCGTCGTTGATGGCCGAGTAACCCATCTCCTCGTCCTTGCGCTTCTGAATCTCCGTGACCACCTTGGGCGGCTCGCCCAGCTCCACGTCGCGCCAGAACCCGTCGTACTGCATGCGGGTGATCTCATCCTCGGTGCGGCGCATGCGGTGTGCAATGCGTGGGCAGGTCAGCAGCTCAGACGTTCCGTACGGCAGAATCATGTCATCGGCCGGTACAAACACAGATGTCTGGCGGTTAAGCGCCGGGTCGCGGTAGACCTTTTTGAACGCCGAACCCGTGGCAGGCAGACTCCACAGCATCCGCTCATGCTCAGGACGGAACTCGGTCATGTTCTCCGTCAGCTGCCAGTTCAAGTCCTCGGCCACACGATCAGCGGCATCTTCTTTCTCTTGGGTCTGTTTGCCAACGATCTTTGTCTTGGCAGGCCCCATCGCCGGGAATGTCTCCATGATCGTCTCAGACTGGAACCGCACCACGGCCTCAGTAATCATGGGGTGGTACACACCACAGGCCCCCGGCCACGGCTCGGTGCGCGTCTCGTACTTCAGACCCAGCAAGCCGATGCCTTCCTTGAGCATCGTCTCCCAGTCCTTGCGAGACATCAGGTCGTTCTTGACCTCATCGGCCAGCTCAGAGACAAGCGTCTCCAGCTCGCGCTCATCCATGTGCTCGGCAAGGTTTGCGTTGAAGGCAATCTCACCCACCTCGTCGCCCGGACGGATGCTGATCTCCATGCCGTTGGCATTTATGTTGACCTCTTCCGGATCAACAATCTCGATCTCGATGTCAGGCTCATTCTCAGCCAGCGCTTCGATCCCCTCGGGGGCTTGGTACAGTGCCTTATCGACTGCCATGATGTGTCCTTAGTAGTATCCAGCGTGTCTCACGGACCTAAACAGCTTCGGCTCATCTTGCATGTCCGAGTCCAGTGAAATAAAGTTGCCCTGCCTGAACCGCAGCAAGGCTTGTGTTGTCGTGTCAACAAAGTCGTCGTGCTCACCGACCGGGAACGCAGCAACCTCCTCGATCACCTCCCGCGCCCACCGTGTATCCGGTGCCCATACCTTACCACTAGCAAACAAATCAGCTACCGCGTTCACACGCACGTTCTTGTCGTTGCCCCGGCTGGGCGTGAACTCCTGCACCGGTATGCCCATGCGCCTTAACTCTTGGATCAACGGTGCACCAGCAGCCTTCTTCTCCACGATGAACGCATCCGGGTCCCACTCCATGTAGCTCTTGTACGCCTGCTGTTTTAGCTCCGGAAACTCCCAACGATCCTTGAACGCATCAAGCAGTATCAAGTGAGGACTGTCGTTGTCCTCTTCGTTGTACCACACGCCCCATGTAGTGCAGGCGCTGTAGTCGTTTGTGGTCTTGGTGTCGTGCGCAGTATCCCACGACTGAATTATGAACTCACAGGCGGGCGGTTCTTCTGCTTCCCATATCCTCCAGTAGTCCCGCTTGATGACAGCGATACTGTCTGATGTCGGCTCCTGCTGATACTGGGCGTTCCAAAAGCGCGGATTGAGCGTCGCCTTTGTCTTCATCATCTCTTCCAGTGACCACTTCTCCGGCCACAACGGATTGCCCGAGGGCAGAATTGCCGGAAACTCCACCACTTCCCACTGGTCCGCGTCGGGGTTACGCGCCTGATAGTCCACCAGCTTGGCCGTCAGATCAATCTGACCCCAGCGTGTCATCACCACAATTATCGAGCCGCCCCACATCAAGCGCTGCCGGGGACCGGTCTGATACCAATTCCACGCCTGCTCAAACGGCAGCTTCGATCCGCTCTTCAAGTGCTGTTCCGAGTGAGGATCGTCAATCACCAGCAGGTTTGCGCCTCGACCGGCCAGCGCACCGCCCACACCCACCGCGTAGTACTTGCCGCCCTTGCTGGTGTTCCAGCTACCCGCCCCTTTTTTGTCTTCCGCCAGCTTTGTGTTGGGGAAAATCTCGGCGTATTCGGGCGATGCAATCAGGTTTCGGACCCTGCCGCCAAAGTCTTCGGAGAGCGACGCCGTGTGCGTTGCCATAATGATCTGGTGGTCGGGGTTCAGCCCCAGATACCATGCCGGGAGCAGGAAGGAAGTCAGCTCAGACTTGCCGTGGCGCGGCGCAATGTTGATGATCACGCGCTTGTTCTTGCCTTCGGCCACTTCCTTGAATATCCGGGCCATGACTTTGTGGTGTGCACCCACTGAGTAGTTAGGATAGACACGTTTAGCAAAATCAATAAGGTTTTTTTGGGCGGCTTTGATCTCCAGACGCTTGATTTTCTCGCCCAGAAGCTCCAACAGCGCCTCTTTTTGGTCACGCGCCTGTGGAATCATCGGCCGGTTCTATGATTTCAGCGTCTTCAACGGTCTTGGCCAGCTTGAAATAGCGGTCCATGCGTGCTTTGATCTCCGACTCCAGCTCTTCGTCGGTCATCTGCGTCTTCTTGACCTCCATGCGCTCGGTAAACAGCGCGATTTCGGTCACTTTGCCCAGCAGCTCAATGGCTTTCAGGCGGTATTTGGCGTCAGGGTGCTTCGATTCTTCCAGCAGCTGCGCAATACAGTAGCCGCGAATCTCCTTGGCTTGCTCCACAAACGCCCAATCGTACGCCGTCAGCATACCGACAAGGTGTTTGACCGCTGCCGGGACTTCAACTTTGGCCAGCGCGGTCTTCTGCGTTTGCTGGTCCAGCGGTATTGTCATGGCAGCGAAGGCATCTTGGGCTGCTTTCTGTTCGGCCTCTGTAGTTACAGCGTCATCATCGAAGCCCATCTCCTTCAACCAATCAAGCGCTTTCACTTTACCGTCTGTGATTTGCGCTGGGGTGGCCTTCTCGTCAGGAGTGAATGCAGCGTCGTCGCCCAGTTGCGGCGGTACGTAGTCTGCTTCGTCAACAGAGAGTAGCGTTTCAAACATTAGACATCTCTTGCGTGAGCGCGATGGATACAGTATACTGCAATCTCCTTCGTTGTGAAGCGGCGTCATGGTCGCTACTCCAACCTTTAGCCCCCACCCTCTGGGGGCTTCTTTTTTGGTAGTGGTGTCAATTGTTAGACAGGGAGTTGGGGAATTTTTTATAAATGTCTAAGGTTAGACATGGGACCCCAAAAATTCTGGTGCAAGAGCAAAACAGTGTTTCAGGCCAAGCTGCCAAGCCACCACGCCAATCGGGTTGGTGGGGGTATGGTGGGGTCGCCGGATAGCCAAAAGACCAAGTTTTCCCCTAGCTCCAAAACACGCTATGGTAAAATAGAGTTGTCGTTGGATGGGGATTCGCCCTATGCACGACACACGCAGCCCCTGTTCACACGCCTTGTGTGCAGGGGCTTAACTCATTGTGGGACACGATGTCTCACTTCTTAAGGAGCAGTTACCATGACACACAATGTTAAAACCATCGTTCGCAAGTTCAAAGCCGCAGGCGAGTCCGCCACGCAAGCGGCGCACGACTTGAAGGCGCTGTACCGAAAGCGCGAGGCGGCGCAGCAGGCAATCATCGTGGAGTTCGCCACGCAGTACGGCGAGGAGTTGAACGAGACTGCATCGGGCACGATGCGCTGGGCTGACCCGAAGTGCGCTGCCAAGCGTGCGATGAATCGCCTGTTGGCTTTGGCGTATGGCGCGAAGCAAGGCGCACCGCGTGCTTCGACTGATCCGGTCGAGCTGCTGGTCAAGCGCTTTGAGAACCTGACGGCGGCGCAGCAACGCCGCTTCAAGGCATCAATCTGAGACACGCTGTCCCAGTTTGCTTTGACACTTTCTGTGGCGAGGAAG